AACTCCAGTCTACCCCGCCATACCTTTAATCCAAAATACTTTGGATCTTTGAAATTGTCTTATCAGTACTAGATAATATTTTCTTTGTACGTTCTGACTCATCCATTAATGTGTTGACTTTCTCATTAATGTTATCAATGTGCTTTTCTTGCTCTGCTCTCAAAGATTGCAAGTTTGATAATGTACTTGTAAATCCTGCAAGAATTGCATCTTTTCTTTCTTGAAATAAAAAAGAAGACGCTGAAGTACCTGTTAGTTTGTTAATGATGGTTTTTAACATAGTAATAAGTTTTAAAGGTTACCAGATAATTGCAATATCTCTTTCTGCAATCATAAGTTTTAAGTCATCTCCAATTGAAACAACTCCTGCATTCTGCAAAGAATAAGTTTCAACAAAAACTTTATCGCCTGGTTGGACAGTTGTTACTTCATTTCCTACAGCATATACTTCTAATGCTGTCCATTTCAGCATCATCTCTGCTTCCATTTGGGCTTCAGCAGCAGGATCTAACATGATTTTAGATTCTGGCTTTTGTGGTTTTGTAAGTAACACTCTGGTTCCTACCAATGTTCTAAATTGTTCCATTCTTTTTTTTGTTTGTTAGTTATTAAAAATTTGAGCCTTCTGTAGGAGTTGAACCCACAACCTGCTGAGTACAAATCAGCTGCTCTACCAATTGAGCTAAGAAGGCATTCATTGATTTGTTATTTGATGGGAATCCTGACTACCCACAAGTCCAACACACGCCCCTTTTCACCCATAGTCCAAGCAAATGATCAGTTCACTTGTTATTAACTAGCTGGATTGACTACCAGCACCTGCTGCGGAGATCAGTTATGTATATCTTCACAGGACCTCAGAGCTTATTAGTTACGCTACCTTTAAGATGAGTGGTTTTAACTCACGTGCTTGACAGCGTTTCTCTCAAAACTTTTCAGAATTGGAAAAACCACATTAACCCCTCTCAAGAGTTTATTCTGCCACAAACACAAATCAAATGTCAAAGAACAATGTAAGTCAGTTTAAACTTACAAGGTTTAGTTTTTTTCTGAAGGTTCAGCTCCACCTGGTCCGTCAGTTGTCTCTCCATTTTCAGGAGCAGTCATATTAGCTATCATAATTGTAGCTTGAATACGCTTAGCTTCTTCAGTTACAGCCTTAGCTTGTAGCTCAGCAAGCTGTGCGCGTAGAGAAGCAAGTTCAATCTGGCTGTTATACCAGGCAATAACCTCTTCTCTAGTTGGTTCTTTGGTTTCTTCTGTTGCCATTTTTTAATTTTTAAAGTTTAGTTTAATAGTAACCTCAATACAAATATACTTCAAAAGTTTAACTTTTACAAATTTTTTTGTATTTTTGTTGAATGGAAGGAATGCAACTGATTACAACCCACCCTATAAAGAAGTCAGATCTAGGATTTCATGGTAATCTTTTTGGTGGTAAATTATTAGCATGGATGGATGCAGCGGCAGCTGGATTTGCCATGGAAGTATGTGACACACCACGCATGGTTACGGTTCTGATAGACAAGTGCGTCTTCAAGAAACCTGCAAGGGAAGGACAACTTGTTAAGATATACGGTAAGGTCTTGATCATAGGTAATACTTCTGTAACATTGTATATGGAAGCACGCGCTCACAATGTGTATTCAGGATCACAATCTGTGATCTTACACACAAACATGAGATTTGTAAGAATAGATGAGGCAGGTGACCCACTTCCTATAGGAGACAGAACAAGAAATAAATATAATAATAATGGAGAAAGCAATCTTTAAATTCAATGGAGGCCAAGGAGCATTGTTATGTTCCAAGTGCAGAGGAATTATTAAAACTGGTGCTACTATGTCACAGTTTGAAAAAGACGCAATGTTAGGCAAACAGGAGATGGTTGCTCAAGAATGCATTGTGTGTAGATTAGGCATCAAATATTCTTTAATGAGAGTGGAAGATGGTAAATTTATTACAGGAAAATCTATAAGATGGGTTAAATGGAAAGAAAATGGAAGAGCTGAAAAACTTTATAAACGACCCCAGGTTGGGTTTTCCTGTATAGTAGACTCTGAGTATGGTGCTTCTTATACATGGTTAACTACTCAGGTTCAAAGTTTTGAAAGAGTATCTGCAAATGAGCTACGTTTCAAGACTAAAAATTCAACCTATATATTAAACAAAATTAAAGTCAAACCCTCTAAACTAGATTACGATGATGAACCTTTCCAAGATTAAACTAACAGCAACAGGTATTATTCAAGTTTACTTTGTAGCCATAAACACATGCTTCCTAGCCAAAGACATATATCTTGGGGTTATGTTTGCAGCATTTGCCATTTCAATGGTATGGTCTTATAACATAAAGAAGATTGTGTTTGGAACACTTTCTGACAGAATCTTTTATTCTACAGGAGCAACAATTGGTAGCTTGCTGGGTTTATATACAAGTCATTTCCTGATGAACTTCTTTAGCAACTTATAGCATGCATATAAATAATCAATTTGAGCTAGGAGAGATTATTTATCTCAAGACTGAAGTAGAACAATTACCTCGTATAATCATAGGCATTCAGATATGCGCTGATGGTGGGTTAATTTATAAATGTAGTCAGGGAACGGAAGTTGACTGGCACTATGAGATTGAAATGTCAGACACACTAGACATACTCCTTAAAACTTCCAACTAAAAAGAAACCCAGGCTATTGACCTGGGTTCTTTATTTTGGGCTAATTTTTCTTTTAGTCAAGTACAAAGTTGACACCACAACCTATGATTGTACCAATGTAGCTTTTCACAATGAAAAGGCTATCACCTTCAAACTTAAATTCAACAACTCCATCAAGTTCAGCATTTACGCTTTTGATAAACTTTTCTTTTGTCAAACGTGAACCAGTGTACACCCATCCTATGCGTATAGGAAACTGGCGACTCTCCTCAGTTCTTTTTGCAGTAATGTAAATCTCATAACTGTCAGTATCTTCAAAGCTGTTAGCGCTGTTTGAAAAACCATATTCAGTTTCTGCTTTACAATCTACTCCTGTAATAATAGGAGTGCTTTTACCACCACGTGGTTTTTTACCTTGTAAAGGACTTCCTAATACAGGTTTACCATTTTTTGTGAATGCATAATAATTTGCCATAGTATATATTTTTTAGTGTTAACAATCTTACATATATAATATAGGAAATTCTGCTGACTTTATCGCTCACATATGTAACAAATGTAGATCAAATTTGTGACAGATTGAGCCACAAAGAGTTTGCCTTTGAGCTATAAATGTGTCTACTGGAACTAGCCCCCATGTGTGTAGTAGAGAGTGAGTACCCCCTACCACAACAGCCCCCCGCCTCACACGCCAACACCTATACCCCCATGTGATCCAGCACATTAAATTTAATCTTATGTATCATTGGTATTTAATTTCTGGACATCAAATCCTTGCTAAGTCTCTACGTGAAGCATACAAATACTTCATGGAGTACTGCAGAGAAGACAGACACTGAACTAGTGTCACCAGAGCAGACCCAACACAGAGATATTCTACACGAGTGTCTCTGTGTTTATTATATATAAGACTATTACCAACAGCTAAACCCCTTAACTAATCAGTATTTATTAATCACTCTAAATAAAAATCAAATGAGACATCTTAAAAGAATGGTATTGCCTGTACAAATCATTGCGCTATTCACATTGCCAATGATTATGATTACAATTATCACAGCTGTATTTGCTACGTGCATTTCGCTATTAACGCCTGTAACTTTCTCAGAGGTTACAACTGCTACTCCAATGTGGGTATTCAACTTCCTTGTAGGAATTGGTTCATTCATTAGTGTAGGCTCTTGGATGTGGGATGAGAAATAATCTCCCACATCCTTACAACAACTTAAATCCTTTAATAAATCAATAACAATTTAAATTAAACAATCATGAACAAAGTACAAATTAAACCAACTGAAACTGGTGCATTAGTTAGCACCTACAAGAACAATCCTGCTTACGGTTACATCACACTACAATCTGAAGAGATGAGTGTTGACGGTGGCTGGGTAAGAAACTCTGTACGCACTGCGTTACTTAGAGCTGAGACAAGCTTATTAGAAAAGTTTGTTAATGCATTTGGTAAGTCTGGTAATATACCAGGACGCATTGTTGTAAAAGAATTTACTGAGTCTCAATTACCTGAGAACTACATGTCACGTCTTAACAAGAACTTAGACTATGAAGAGTCTATTGCTCCTTATGTTAAACGTGCTGGTAAAGACGGTATTGAATTGACTCTTGGTGGTGAGCGTATCTTACGTTTCACTGACTATGATTCATCTGGTGCTGACCAAGATGTACGCATAGCACACGATAACAACTCTGCTGTATCTGCTTCACGCAATGTGAACGTTAACAGCGCTGCGTTACCTGCTTAACTTTAGAAGAACTGCTGGCTGGGGATAAACTCCTCAGCCTCAGTTTTTTCCAAATAAAAATGTTGGGGTGGTTGATGATCTGTAAGACAAAAACAACAGAACAGTTTTTTCTCAACCCTTACTCAACACCTAAATTGCCCTTGACTACAACAACACCTAAACCCCCAAATCACTTTAGTATTAACAATTAAAAATTAGAATTATGTCTCAAGTACAAATCGTTCCTAACTCAAAGACAGGTAGTGTGATCACTGCCTACAAAAACAACGCTGAATTTGGTTATGTTCAGCTTCAACAAACTGCAATCACCGTTGATGGTGGTTGGGTAAGAGAGAGCAAACGCTCTACTCTATTGCGCGCAAAGATGGACTTGTTAACCAAGTTTGTTGCCGCTTACAAAAGTCTTCAATTGCCAGGTGCAATTGTAGTAAAAGAATATCTTGAGTCTGAAGTACCTCAAGCTATTGCTGAAAAGTTCTTCAACAAAGAGTTAGCTTATGAAGATGCTATCGCTCCTTACGTAAAACGCGCAGGTGCAGATGGTGTTGAGTTAACATTAGGTGGAGAAAGAATTCTACGCTTCACAAGTTATGATGCTAACGGTTCTGATACAGACGTTAAAGTAGCACATGACAACACAGTTGCTGTGTCAGAGAGTAAAGTACAATCTGCAAGCGCTGCAATGTTAGGTTAATTAGTATATAATTGTGGTAAGTATAGGGTATAATGCCCTGTACTTGCTGCAGTTTTTTCTGATTAACTACAAGAAAACTTAGGTGTTGAATGACAAACTTACAAGTAGTATTAAAACTTCTTTGTTAACTCATTGATTAATAATAATTTGTGTGCGTGAGAGTAGGTGACAGATCTACTCTCCCACATATATTAGTCAAAAAAAATCCTCTCAAAAGAGGGTTACATTGTATAATAAATAGCTATAAATTACAAGTTATGAAAAAGCAAGACAAAATAAACCTGTTAATCTTATCAGTATTCTTTGGTGCAATACTTACACTTGTTATATACAACATTATGACAATTGGCATTGCAAGATATCCTTATGATGGTATCTAATTAAGAGAGTTGTTTCTTTATTACTCTCTATAGTATGTTCTTTATCTCTTCCTATAGTATAAGAGCATCCGCTTTCTTTAAAAACCCTCAAATCAATTGATTATGAAAAAGTTTATTATCCCTACAATTCTAGTTGCAATAGTTCTTTCCTCTTGTGGTTCTCCAAAGATGATTGAATGTGATGCATATTCTCAAGTTCAAACCTCTTCCCAAGATTTAGCATCCAAGTAATATGAAACTTACCATAGAACTTGTACCTAAAACTTCTTGGTATAGTAATGTTAGGTCTAATGTTACTAAAGCTGAGTGGGACCATATACGTCACAAGTGCTATGACAACGCTAACAACGTTTGTGAAGTCTGTGGTGACGTTGGAACCAACCAAGGTTATAGACATAAATTAGAAGCTCATGAAATATGGGCTTATGATGATAAAGTCTTGACTCAAACTCTTACAGGTATCATAGGTCTTTGTCCTAATTGCCATACTGTTAAACATCCTGGTCTTGCCCAAATGAATGGTAAGCTCAATATTGTTATTAACCAACTTAAAAAGGTTAATGGTATGACAAACGAACAAGCCATAGAATACCTTAATGAATCTTTTGCAATATGGAGAGAACGCTCTTCAAAGAACTATACTCTTGATATATCTTTTTTAGAAACCTATTAATGTATCTGTTATGGAATCAATGAAAAACTTTCCTATTCAAGTCACTCTACCTAATGGTCAAGTACATAGACAATCTGTTTATGCCTGTACCAAGTGGCACGCTATTGATCTTCTTTATACAAAGATGTCTCAGTATCAGAACAACCGCTCAATGTATAAATTGTTTAAACCCTTCAAAGTAGCACAATGAAAAATATAATTGGTTTGTTCATAGTTGTGATGTCCCTAGTTTCTTGCTCAAATAGCGAGGAGCTAGTGGTACATCCAACGTTTAGAAACTTAACAGCAGATGATAGTCTGTTCGTTAACAATGTCCTTAAGATGGACGGTGGTAAAAAGCATATGATCATGAAAACTGACAGTGTTATATACCTTACAATTAAACATAAAGACTATGATAACGTCTACCTTTTAGGCAATGATGGTTTTATCAAAGATCTTTTTGAAATATACCCTGATGGAAGAACCATTCAATATGGTCCTGAATCTGAATAATACATTTTGTGCTGAAGGAGTAACTCTATTGGTAAGTCAAAGCAGTTTATTAGAGTGAGCTGCTTTTTTTTAAATTCACACGCAATTGCTCTGGTTAGTAGCAAGGAGTGAGGCCAATATTGTTACAAAAAGACTTTGTTTCAGATAATGAAAAGCTCTCTTGGGAACAAAGCAAACCCTAATCAGGTTCTGACAAGATAGATAAACCGTTATCTTGAAGGTCCCTGTAATTATACTTTACATATTGTTTCACATAAATTCTCAGAAAATGATTTACAGATTTAATAAAACATCACTGAAGTATGAAGGCGTGTTTCTTAAAACAAGTCTTTATATTATTCTTGCAATTGTATTTGCATCATTAACCTCTTATGTCATTGGACATTACAAAGGCTATTATGATTACAAGCATGCTGTTGCAACACCAGAAGAACGTATGATTGTTATTCAAGAGAATGATAAGTTCACAAAAGAAAAGTTTAAAGAGTATCTCTTACAACTTAACATTAAGTTTCCTCACATAGTATATGCTCAAGCAGTACTTGAAACAGGTAACTTTAATTCAAAGATTTTTACTGCAAACCATAACTTATTTGGTATGAAGCAGGCACGTGTACGTGCAACTACAAATCTTGGAAGTGAATTAGGTCATGCTATGTATGGTCACTGGCGTGAAAGCGTTGTTGATTATGCTTTATTTCAATGTGCCTTCTTGACAAGTATCAAAACTGAAGAAGGTTATTATCAATACTTAAAAGAAAATTATGCAGAAGCTCCAAATTATGTCGCTAAGGTTAGAGAACTCTCTCAGAACTTTTAAAGAAGGTGTATCAGAATTTATCAAGTCTATTAAAGAAATTGATAATCCACCTCAAACAAGATATGAAATTCTTGTATTGAACAAACATTCTCGCAATTGCAAAAGAGAAAGATTCTTTGAGATGAAAGAAGCTATGTCCTCTGTTCATCCTCAGTACTTGTTTGACACAGAAAATGAATATTTTCTTATCAACACCTGTACCCCAGAACAAAAATGTATTAAACTAAATAAATTAGATACACATGGGAAGAATGAAAGAAGTCTTTATGCTCAAGCGTGAGCAAGAAGCAATTGAAAACGAGCATCTTGATGACGCTTATTGGTATCAAAGATACCTTGAAGAACAAGAAATGAATAGTCAACCTGTTGTACATGAAGATGTACAAGATTCTGTACAACAAAAACCAAAAGAACAATGTTAGCATTACAAATCTATCTAGTATTATCCTACATAGGAGGAACAATTTTCAGCATTATGACCTTATCAGAAGCACGTATGTTAAGTGTTGCTGATATCTTAATGTTGATCTTATCACCATTCTGTGTTATGCCTATTCTAATGGTTCAACTACTATCTCAATTTGTAGATGTAGATCAACCACTTATTAAACTTTAATTCAAAGGACTTGTAGAGATACAGGTCCTTTTTTATGACAATCATATCACTATGCAGTGATGGTATCCATTATTTACTCTAAAATTGACAAAAAATGAAGAATCAAATTACAGCCACAGCCCAAGGTCTATTGACCTATGACAAAAACGGTAAACCTCAACTAGAGCGTTACACTCAAAATTTTCAATCAAAATCAGACTACAAGCCAAAGCACATTGCGCAAACTAGCACAGATTTAGAAAAGATTCATTTGAACATGGTTCAACGCCAAATGTTCAGACGTCTGATGTATGGATTGAAAGAGTACACGCCAGAACAAATGTCCACATTGTCACCTTCTGCAATCAGCAAGATTGTTGAAGACTACAAAAAAGCTAAAAGAGCTTTGCACATTATGAAGGCTAAAAAGTATTATTATGCTGAAACAAAGCTAATGAATGCTATTTTTCCAACATTTAACTTGGGTTCAAAAGATCATGATTGGTTTTTAGAATTACCAAAGACTGTAACTTTAAGAAGTCTTGGCATCTCTACAAAAGAAGTAATTGAAGAGTTTGTAAAACGCAAGTTGCTTCCTAAAAACTTCTTTAACATCACAATCCAAAATGTCTCTTTAAATGGCTAAAACAACTCAAACAGATGAGTCCATCAAATATGGTGGACTCTCTAATTCTGAAATCATGCTTGTATACTATCGTTTTAAAAAGTATGTAGACAAACTTGATGAAAATCTAAGTAAGAATCAAATCACGAAAACAGTTAAAACTCCAATGGGTGATGGCGTAGCAATTATGCAAGTTTCTGATGAGCATATAGCTAAGTTTAAAGCTACAGAATATTACATTCTTGCTAAATCTGTTGTTGCTAAACTAGGACCAATTGTAGAACTGTTAGAAAGTTGTGATGACACTTTTAAACAGTTATCAAATGAACTACGGTAGAATAAACAACATCGTGTCCTATTCTGAATTAATTTCTTTAGAAGCAAAAGGACTATACGCTATTGTTTGTTCTTTGTGTGGTAACAAAGATTACTGTTATCCTGCAATTTCAACTTTATGTAAGATGTCTGGTAAAAGTAAATCTACTGTTCAAAGACTTCTTAAAGAATTAATTCAAACGGGTGTTATACAAAGGTTGTATGACCCATCTCAAAGGAAAACCATCACCTACAACTTGATGGATAAAAGTAAAAAATCTTAAATTCAAAAATCATGTCAAAAAAATCATTTTTAGCTCAAATTCAAGAAATTGAAAACAAAGAATTAGAATTCAATGACCATGTGTTAATATGCATTGAAGCTGATGACAATGGTATTCCTGTTGGAAGTGCTGTTAAAGTAAAAGGTACACCCTTCCAAACACTTGGAATGTTGGATCTTGCAATCAGAAAACTTGAAGAGGCTCGTGAGTCTATTCATGAGAAGTTTGAAACTGTTGAAAATGCATCGCGTGCAATAAATCAAATGCCTAGTCACATTGTTGATAAAATCAGAAAATTTGAAGAAGATGCACGTGAAGCTTTAAAAAACGGAGATGTTTCTAAATTAGAGGAACTTAAAAATAGAGTTAAAAATGAACTTGGAATATCAGGTGATGAAGATGACAGCTCAGATCCAGATGGTTTCAACATTAATGACTTTAAAGGAGGATTTTAAAGAGTGACGAGTGTCATGGGTGACACCCATGAAATTTCTTCGCTTTCTCTTTATATTCTTCTCTTTACTTACTATTCACTGGTGAATACCATCAAGTGTCACCAGTGAATACCTTTACTCAAAAAAAGCCTTTAAAATTAACACTTTACAATCATGGGAGTAGACATTTATGGAATCAGTCCAAAGTTGACTGAAACTGCACCAGAATTACCAGATAATTATCAAGATTTATCTGAAGACCAAATCCAAGCTTATTGGAAAATGCGTGAAGAATGGGAACAATCAAACCCAGGTTTCTACTTTAGAAACAACTGGTGGCATTGGCGTCCATTACAAATGTTGATTTCAGTATTTAACAGTGCTTATGAACTTCATTTACCAGAAGAAACCCTAAAGCAATTAGGTGAAAATGGTGGTGGAGGAGTCAAAGATAAAGGTCTTTGTGAACAATTGGCTAAATGCTTTAGAGATTTTGCTGCTGACATGAAATTAAATGACAACAAGATTGTTTATTTAAACACAGGTTGGTGGAATCTAAAAGATTCAAATGAACCTTCTATAAAAGATGAAGTAGTTCTTGAAGCATTGAACGCAAAATATCCAGGTATATTCTTTGAACAAGCAGAACTAGATGGTGTACTCTATACTCCATCTCATGCAACAAATCTTGACAACATTGAAGAATTTGCACTCTTCTTAGAAAACTGTAATGGTTTTGAAATTTACTAACTCACAATTAATACTAAAAAGAAATGATTTTATTACAATCAATTATCAGCGGCACAAGCTACCAAGTTAAGACTCTACCTAAACAATCTTTTGAGAAAACTTTGACACGTCACATGGACGACATGAAAATTACATCTCCAATTGCTGAGTTTGCAAAGTATCCTTTAGGAACAATATTCATCACTGATGGATATGATTTTCCAGAAGATGACCATTTACACATTCGCAAAGAGAATGTTGTTGCTATGTTTTATGATAGCACAGTTTTTCCATTGGCTCATGTAGATAAAATGCGTTTACAAGAAATGGCTGATTTTACTGTTAATTATATGATTGACAGTGAGTTATATGGCATTGAAAAAGCAAAAGCAATGGCAGAACAGTTTGCATCTTATGGTTATGAATATGACTGGGATGCAATGATAGCTCCAAAACCAACTGTTGCAGGTGAAATTCCTTCTGGAACAAATCTTAAACGTACTATTGCAGCTAACTATCCTGTTCCATCTGTTGAAGACTGTGGTTTTCACATTGATCCTGACATGTGGTTCTTACTTGTGAGAAATGTATTGAGAGGAGAGAATACTTTGCTTATAGGGCCAACAGGTTCTGGTAAAACAGAAATTGTATCTCACCTTGCACTTGCAATGGAAAGAAACATGTACATCCAAGACATGGGTACTGTTCAAGATGCTCAATCAGCATTACTTGGCGTTCACCGTTTGAACAATGAAGGTCACTCATCATTTGAGTTTGCACCTTTTGTAAATAATATTCAAGCTGGTGGTATTATGTTATTGGATGAGTTGAACCGTTCACCTCTTGCTGCAAATAATATCTTGTTTCCATGTTTGGATAAAAGACGTTACTTACCAGTAGATATTGCATGTGAAGATTGTGATCGTAGGATTGCTGTTAATGAGAACACTGTGTTCTTTGCAACCGCTAATCTTGGTTCTGAGTATTCAGGTACTCATTCAATTGACCGTGCATTGTTAGATAGATTCTTTCCTATAGAACTTGATTACCCAATTGAAAAAGATGAGGTAAACATTATCAAGTTACGTACAGGAATTGATGAAAAGTTTGCAACTGCAATTGTGCGTGTATCCAATGAGATACGTAAGCAATACAAAGAGCAAGAACTTTCAACAGCTGTTTCTGTTCGTCACACACTTCAAGCTGCAAGTCTTATTGCAGATGGTTTTGATGTAGATAAAGCTTTGCTTGCTACTATTATGCCATTGTTTGAAGATGGAATTGGTGTATCTGAGCGTAGCAAAGTACTTTCTATTGTTTCTGCTTTTTAAGCATACCAAAATTATAAAGAGGGATGAAATACTCCCTCTTTTTTTAAATACATTCATATGAGCAAATTAGTAAAAGACTGGTTTAACAGAAGAGCTGAAGACGCGTATACATTCAATGATGAATCAAAACGTTTCTTCAACTGGGATAAAGATAGGAGTTCATACTCTTCATACTTTATCAGAAATGACAACTCACTGAAGGAAGCTTCTAAAATGATTGGCTCTATGTTTAGAGTTATTGGTGTGCCTAAAACATTTAAGTACTCTAATGATATACAAACATCTAAAAGAGGTTATACAGATCCTAAAGTTCAAGTACCTTTAAGCATGCTTAGAGATGAAAATGGTAAATACCTTGACAGAGATGAGAAGCTATTAGATGCTTTTTATGGTGCTGCTATTCAAAATGCTGCTCTTGCAACAATGCAGACAACACAAGAATACAATAAGACCATGTTAATGCGTGACACTTCAAAAGGAGTCAGTGTTAAAGACTTGATTACAAGTGTATTAAACACAGAACGTATTGACAAGAAACTTGCAGACCGTCTTCCTGGTTATTTGAAGTTTGTACAAAAATACAAAGAACATAGATTTGAAAACTATGAAGGACCTGGCGTAGAAGAACCAAAGCAAAAACGCTTACTTGATCTTGTGGTAAAAATGTTACGCTATCCAGCTAATATTTCTGAAGAAGACATGGAAGATTTTGCTGAACCTTTGAAGTCAATGGAGCGTATTCTTAAGAAGCATGGTGGTATACCAAGTGATTATGATAGCTGTGCTAGTATGGCAACAAGTTTATCAAACATTGTATACAAATATACTGAAAAGGAAGAAGAACCTCCTGGAGGTGGTGGATCAGGTGAAGATGAATCTGATGAAGGTGAATCTGAAGGAACTGGTGCACCAAGTAAAGCAACTCCTGAAATGTCTAAAGCAGAACTTAATGATGTTGCTAAAGATATGATGGCTGCATTGATTAATCCTGAAGAAGGCTCTCCTGGTGGTGAAGATTTTAGTGGTGAGTTTGAAGATTTTGTAGATGATATGTCTGAAACTGCTCCAAGTCCACCAAAATCAGATTTCAACTGGGATGATGAAGGTGAAACTTCTCAAGGAAATGTTTACTGGAAGAAAGCTGAAGTAAACACACGTTCTAAAGATAGATATAGAGATGCTATAACTAAAATTGACACAACAAAAGCTGCTGTGTTACAAAAGTTGTTTTCTCGCAAGAGTAAAAACTATGAGTTTAGCATGAAATCTATGCGTTCAGGACGTTTGGATACTAATAAGATTGCAGAAGCTGCTCAACAAGTTCCTACTATTTATGAAAGATTTGGTCAAGTAACAACAAGCAAAGTTTGTGTTGGTGTTCTTATTGATGAGTCTGGATCTATGGGAGGTTCTAAAATTCAAAAAGCAAGAGAAGCTGCAATTTTTATCAATGAAGTTTTCAAGAAAATGCCTGATGTAGAATTGTTTATCTATGGTCACACTGCTGATGCAAATGGTAGAGATTCTGTTGATATGACAGTTTACCGTGAAAAAGGATACATAACAGATTCTTTTTCTCTTGGTTCTGTTGAAGCACATGCAAACAATAGAGACGGTGATGCTATATTTGCTGCAGCTAGACGTATGCGTGGTCAAACAGAAAATCAAGGTTTACTTATTGTATTATCAGATGGTGCTCCAAGTGCATTTGGATATGGAGGACGTAGTGCAATTGATGATACACGTAAAAAAGTTACGCGTGCTCAGTCACTAGGTTTCCAAGTTATTCAGATTGCAATTGAAGAACATGTTCCTTCTAAAGAGATGTTTGACTACTTTATCCAGATGACAGATATCAAAAATCTTCCAAAAGATTTAGTAAATTACATGTCTAAGAAAGTTGATAAACTTATCAAAGAAAAAATAACAATCTAAAGTATGAGCACAATTCGTTTTATTGCAGATCTTCACTTTGGTCATACAAATATGGCCATAAAACGTGGATTTTCATGTGCTGAAGAGCATGATGAATTTATAATCCAACGTTGGAATAATACTGTTTCAAAACGTGATGTTACTTATATTCTTGGAGATGTATCCATGGAAAAGAAAAGCCCTTATCACTTGCTCTCACGTCTTAATGGCGTGAAGCATGTGGTTCTGGGTAATCATGATAGACACCAAGATGTAGCAGAGCTATTGAAACATGTTCACAGTGTATCAGGAATGATTAAACACAAAGGTTTTTGGTTAACACACTGTCCAGTACATCCTTTTGAACTTGAAAGAGTTTATGGAAACATACATGGGCATGTCCATGAAAATATCATTAATGAACCAAAATATTATTGCGTGTCTTGTGAGAACACTGATTACAAACCAGTAACTCATGAAGAATTAAACATCAAGATACCTAAAAAATAACAAATCATGGCAAAGGCTAAAAAAGAAGAACCCGTTGAAAGTGAGTATACAATTGGTCAAATTGTAAAACACACAAAGTTTGGTACAGGGCAAGTAATTAATGTTATTCCTGGAGAAGCCATTAAAGTTCAGTTTGGTAGATCTCAAAAAATTCTTTTGTTAAAGTACAATAAAACTACACTAATATGATGGGAGCCTTTCATTGTCCACATTGTGGCACAGCAAACGCATGTAATTGTAAAACATGCAAGCCTTACATAAAAGAAGGTGAATTTGTCAATAAATGGACAAAAGATGGAGAGTTTCACATTTGTGGAAAATGTTCTAAAGTTTATAGTCCAGATCAATCCCTAGAAGAAGAGATGAAACAAAGAAATTTTCCCCTGCAAGGCGGAATGGATGTGAGTAATCAGGTAGGCACTCCCCAAAACTAGTGAGGTAATGAGAGGCAAAACAATTGTCTGACACTAGCAAAATCGTGACAGCTTGGAAAGACAAGCAACATAGTCAGGTAGCTGAATGGAAGCACCGCACTGATAAAGCGGATAAGGTTCAAGTCCTTGCCTGACTTCTAATTTTAAAAAACAAACAAATGGCAAAAGCAAAGTACATCAAAACCAAAGACAAAGAAATTATTGTTTTTGGTGAAATTATGTTGCACAGTGATTTTAAACACATGAGTCCAATTAGTGCAGGTTTTATTTATTTTGGATTAAATGAAGAAGGTAATCCTACATGCACTTGTAATGGTGAAAGTATATCACTTGGTTTATCAAGTCATGAAGATGACACAAGACTTGCCCAATTTCAATTAGGGTTTATTTATTATTAATTATTGAACAATTCTGCATGAAATATTTGGAAAAATTCATGCAAATTAAACAACAAGAACTATGAAAACAGAATCAAAGTACAAGTATCCTGTGGGAGACTTTTTAAGTGGCTTTTCAGAAGATCAGTCAAATCCTTGTGATTATGAATTAGAATGTCAACGCATGGTGACAAGAGGTGTTGAGTACCTTGATGATCATCAAGAATTATGTGACAAAGTAAGTGCTGGTGGCGTAAAAGTCAACGATGCAATTGTTAGACCATTAATTGATTACATGTGTCTTCATGAAAATGACCCAGAAGAAACAGGTGGACAAACTGGTGCAATGGTAGATCATTGTGTTAGAATTGCATTTGTTGCTAAGAAAATGGGTTGGGAAAACTACATTGTAAAGCTTAATGAAAAAGAATAACCATGGAACAAGTTGTAAGAAAATCAATGGTTATTAGAGAAAGTGGTAGAAGTACTGATTTTATATCACCTAGTTTTGGTCATGGCTGTTTATTTAATTGCACTTATTGTTACATGAAGCGTCATAAACCAGAAGGTTTAGATATAGCAAAAAACACCAGTGAAATTCTTACAGAAATCAACAATCATAGCTGGTTTTCTACTGTAAATAAACCTAATCAAACTCATGAAAAGTTTGTTACTTATGACATATCATGCAATGAAGACTTTGCTTTACATCTTAAATATCACAGATGGCAGTACATTTTTGACTTTTTTAAGCAAAGTGAAATTGCAATGGGTTCATTTGCAACAAAGTATGTAAATGATGAACTTCTTACGTACAATCCAGAAAAAAAGATACGTATAAGATTTTCATTGATGCCTCAGAAGTATGCAGATTTACTAGAACCAAACACAACTAAAATTATTGATAGAATTAAAGCTATTAATCATTTTATTGAAGCTGGATATGATGTACATATCAACTTTTCACCTGTAATTGTTACAGATGATTGGTTAGAACAGTATAGACTGCTTTTTGAAGGTGTAGATGCTCTTGTAGATAGAAAGTACAAAGACCAAGTTAAAGCTGAGGTTATATTCTTAACACATAATCGTGACAAACACTTTTACAATTTAGAAAATAACTTAACTGGTGAAGACTTGTTATGGAATCCTTCTATTCAAGAAGACAAAGTATCTCAGTATGGAGGATTAAATCTACGCTATAAGCATGGTTTGAAATCACAGTACATAGAAGAGTTTACAAACCTTCATGATGAAATTATTCCTTGGAATAAAATTAGATACATTTTTTAAAGATCTCATATGGAAAATTATCCTCAATGGCTAAATAATCTTATATACTTCTTTGCAGGTATTGGATTTGCAGGTGTAATGCTAATGTTTTTATGATTAGTGAATCAGAAAAAAAAATACAAGAATTTTTATTTGACAGAATGCTAGAAAGTAATCATGAGTATGGCATACGTTATGTAAATAGTGATATTTTTATAACGTTTAAAAAAGTAGGTAATAAACTTACAACAAACTCTGACTGCTACGAAAAAATCAAAAAAATAGTGTCAGAAGAATATTTTAACAAAACTTTTATTCCATTAGAACATGCAAGATAAACAATTAGTTTACAACTCTGTGACATGTCAAGAGTGTAATGAAACTATTGTAAGTTATCACAGACATGATTACAAAACATGTTCTTGTCCTAACAACGCAATGGTAGATGGTGGCACTTCTTATTTAAGATATGGTGCAAAAGATATGACAAAAATAAAAATCTATGCTGTTTATGCAGATGATGATTTTGAACTTGTACGCAAGTATGCTACGCGTGGAGGAAGAGGCGTTGATGGTAAACAACCATTATCGTGGATTGCAATATGCGATATGAATGAT